CATATATTGAGACTTCCCAGTTTATATCATTTCTTTTATTATTAACCAAAGAATATGCATTAGCTAAATTCCAACCATGTAATAATTGCATAGTGTATGCGGATGAAATTGGGACACCAACTCGTACAGCTTCCCCAACACGAGAAATTATATTCATTGCGTCATTTCTATAACCTATACATGAAAGATTTAAACCGACCTCCTTTAATTTTTTTATATGTGGATAACATAACTGGCCGCCAAAGGACATCAATGATATAAATTCCATGATATATCTTTGACTGTTTGTTTTTTTATAACTATCATTTATACCATGTAAACGTTGTGATAACCTGTGAAAGATTCGGAACTCCTCAAAAGTTGAAACATCATCAACTCTAATAATTAAAACATAATCATCACTATGTTCCAAATGCTTACAATAAAATATTCTTGTAGGATTCATTTTTTTAAACATTTTGATGGCAAATTCTGTTGCACAAACTGCTTTAACACTTGAAGAATAGTTCCACATTCCTTGCAAGAAATTTTGGGTACTAAGAAGTGATTCATTACTTGACATATAATTTGTATTTTTTTGTTATATATTTAGTTTTTTCAAGTAATATGCCAGGTATGGTAATTCTTTTATTTCCCCAAGCTGCTACTGTTGCTTTACAAAACTCCAAGTGTTCGGGTGTCATTATGGATGACCAACCATCACATAAAGCCCAAAAACTGGACATAGTTTCTGCAGCCGACCATTTAGTGCAATCCCCATTGACATAATATATTGTTTGATGTTTTTTTTCACTTATTTTGATGATCTCGTCCAAATTTCTCTGCATATGTTTCATTTTTTGATCACCAGGAACAGAAATCATCTCTTGTGACAACATTGTGCCTATATATTTGAATGTATTTTCAAAAACTCTAGCCATCGCTTTTGCACCCAAATTAACTACATAAAATTCCCTCTTTGCTCCATATTGTGCTGTAATGCAAATGTCTGCTTGAACTTTACAATTGTTACTAACTAAATTCCAATTTGCTAATTGTAAAACTGTCTGGCAATTGGTGTGATTCTCTAAATAATCTAAAACACAATCATGAACTTTGTGTCTGCCAGTATGGCTTTGTGTTATTACACTACCTTGAGGCATGCCTTTAAGAAATACACTTTTTGGAATAAAAGGTTCATTGTCTATATCTGTTTCATTCAACACTTTCAATAAATGTTCAGAATGTTTCTTATCTTTTCTAGTTTGAGTTATTGGTCTATATTCTCTCTCATAGTCAGGAATGCATGCCTTTGTAGATGTTATCTTTGAAACAGGCTCAAATTGTGTTGACAATAAAAAATCCACAGTATTTCTTTTGTAATTATGTGAATCTGAGCATTGTTTGGAACTATGATAAACAAAATCAATCCAACAACCCATTTTTGTATCATTAACTAAATTTTGCTTA